CAGGTGTTGTAAGAATCCGTGAGGGCAGTTGAGTCGCTTCGTTTCATAGTTGTATGTGATGTTGAGGTTGACCGATGTTTGCGATGTTCGGCTCTGAATGAATCGGAACTGCAAACTTTCGTCACCGACAAGCATCTGCATTGTCCGTACCGCTATCGGGTTTATAGAGTTCGTGAAGTTGTCGAGTAAGGCATCTTCAAGCATTGACATTGTTTCCGTAGCATCGCGGAAACGGCGTTTTGTGAAGCGTATCGCGTCATTGTGCGATTCTTCAATTTTCACTTCGTTTTGGCTGATTTCATTCAGCTTTGAGGTGATGTTTGTGCCGTGAGATTCATTCGAGATAGTGATGATAGGCGCATACGGAGATGATAGGTTTTCTTTAATGCCTACGATTCGTATAGGCACACCGTCCGGCGCGAATTGTTCGTCAGTAAAGAGAATGTAGCTACCGATTTTTAGGCGACAGCCGATGCGTAGCCAATTCTTCTTTGTGTAGAGCGATTGAAGCTCTCCGCTAAAGGTGAATTTCGGGTTTTCATTCTCATACAAGTATCGCGCTGCTTCGCGGAACATATCCCATGATGCGCCGGATTTGTCGGCATCGTTGCGGATATATTCATTAGGCAGCATGATTCCGAACACGGCGTACCTGTCACCGGCTTGCGGCTTATAAGACGCATTCGGCATCGTCACGCCGTCAATCTCCTGCGGCTTGATTTCAAAACGTCTTTTTTCGTGGTCGTACTTAAATTCAAACTGCTTATCGTCACCGGCAAGCATTCCGCTCTGAAAGACGATTGTTGCCGTTTCGCCCTCAATAAGATAGTCGTTGAAATTGAGATTTGCCGGAATCGTGTTATCCACGAAGTCATACCAATTTTTCGCGGCATCTACTGTCACGACTGAAGTCACCTCGCCGACACGCGAGGGGTATATTTCCGAACAATCGAGGCTGTCTTCTTTTCGAGCTGAAGATATTTTGTCGTATCGCTCTATGAAGTAGCCGTCATCGTCTGCTTTATAGACGCGCCCCTCGTATTCGAGCGTCTGACTTTTGGGTAACAACAAGTCGGGCGCACCATACTTGGAGCGGTCTATATTTCGCGAGCCACCTTGAACGTAAAGACGCTTGACCGGCTTTTGTCCGCTCTCGGTAGAGCGTCCGACACCCGGTTTGAATCCGTTGCCTTTTCCATAGCCGAGCGGCAGGGGGTCATCTTTGAAGTATTCTACTTTACGGAGGTGAAACACCTTACCTATTATTTCCCACTCTGTATTGAACACTTCCGACACACTCTGCAACGCTGCATCGCAGTATGTGTGATTAAACTCAATCGTTTTTTCTGTTGCATCAATGCACTCTCCGACACTCCAACCGCCACCGGCGCGTTGATTGAGATTTTCAACTATTATCTGAACAAACTCGCGAGGCTTGGCACACATAGACCACTTCAAACGGCGGTCAACATTGTTTCGCACTTTGTATTCGCCGAGCAATTCGGAGGGGTCGCCGAGTGTGAGCGTGTATTCGAGCCTACGAGAGCCTTGCTTCTTGAAATTCTCCGGCTTGTTGAGTGTGTATATCTCGCCTTGATACTCACACCACGCGCCAACCGGGATTTCGATAAATTCCGGCATAGAGAATTTCAGCGTTAATGTCGGCTTCTCCATGAGGGCGCGATAGCGGTAAGAACTATCGTCCTCATGGATTTTGAGCGTCTTGTCATTGAAATGCAGCGTTACCATACGATTGAGTTTTTAGTCGATGTTTAATGATTCACAGTCCGCGTCAACTTGTGCCTTGATAGCATCTCGCTCGGTGAGGAATGCTTTATAGGCGTTGATAGCTGACTGTGCTTTCTCGCCGGATTTTGTGCCGAAGCATCCGAGCGTGGCGGCGTTGTAGTCGTTGATTAGTTTCTGCTCACGGTTATTAGGCCACATAGCGGCGATGACGGCTTCAAGAATCTTGTTGCTTGACACCGGCGACCATATCGTGACTTCAAAGCACGAGTATTGTTTGCTGCTCTCTTGTGCTGTGACTGTTTCGCCGTCAGAGGTCGAATGTTCGGTGACGGTCTTTTCTTCTTCTTGAATGTCCCAACGGTAGAGATAACTTCCGTTGCCGACAGCCTCCAAGGTTGAAGGCATTTCATCGTAAAATGCACGTTTCATAAAACTGAGGTTTAATTATAGTTTTGAGTAAATGTTTCGAGTTGCACACTTTCGCCCAGCCGAACCAACTGCAAAGACGCTGTTTATATTCGGCGGCCGATATGTCGTTACGCTTGTTCAACCGAGCGGCGGCACGGCAAAAATTCTTCTTTATGCCTTTACGGATTAGCGTCTGATTGTGATAAAAGACAAATCCGACAAAATCCAAACCTCGACCGTGTTTGTCGTTTCGATTCTCCGCTATCGGAAATACTTGTTCGTTGCCTTTAAGCGATAGTTTGAGCGTAGCGAGATATGCTTTAATCTCTTTGAGCAACGCTTGCAATTCTTCCTTGCTTGATGATAGAAATACCATATCATCGGCATATCGGAAGTAATACCTAACGCGCTTGACCTCCTTAATCCAATGGTCGAAGTAAGCGAGCATAAGATTAGCGAAGTACTGACTTAGGTAGTTGCCGATAGGCACACCATCCGTACTGTCGATTATCGTGTCTAAAAGTTTAAGCGTGTCGGCGCACTTGATTCTACGCCGGATTACTTGTTTAAGCACGTCATGGTCGATAGACGGATAGAACTTGCGTACATCAATCTTCAGGCAATAGCGTGTATTCTCTTTGTCGCGTAGAGATTTCTTGACTTTCCGCATCGCGCCATGTATTCCTCGCCCTTTGATGCAACTGTATGTGTCGGTCGTGAATACCGATACCCATATAGGCTCTAACACATTCATAATCGCATGGTGCAAAATGCGGTCGGGATAATACGGAAGTCGGAATATCAAACGCTCTTTCGGCTCGTAGATTGTGAATGTCGAATAAGGCGAATTGACAAACGCCCGATTCTTCAGTTGCTCGTGAAGCGCGATGATGTTGGCTTCACGGTTTTTGTCGTGAAGTCTTACACCATAGGAATTAATCTTGCCGCGCCTTGCCTTTTCATCGGCAAGTTGCAGATTCTCCAACGAGATTATTTTCTCATATAGATTTCCGATTCGCTTCATTAGCTTTGCTTTTCATTATTGGGGCTTTCGGCGGCGTGAATTGCTCCACGCTGCCTACTAACTCCGTTTTGAGGTGAAGTTTTTTGCCAAGTGGCACGGTCATTGCTCCGAGTTTTGAGTAGTTTTTTTTACCAGATTGAAAATCATTGACGGGACCTGACATTCGCATTCGTATTCGAGGGCGTGTTATTCGTATTCGCATACGCAAAACCGGCATTCGCGCTGTTATTCGCATTACCGCTGAAAAGGACACCGCAAGAGCAATCAACCTTATATCGTCACTCGAAGTAATATCGGTTGCCGGTGACTTTCAGCGTCACTCTGCGAGGAAACGCATTGCGCTTCTTAATCTCGTTAAGAACGTACCGAATATCACGCGAGTTGGTGAAGAACTTTCGTGCGTCTTTATCCGGGTCATCAAGATTCATCTTGATTTTCACGAGGACGCGATTCTCGCCAAACTTCGTTTTCATTCCCTCGAAGAAGTCACACACCCAAAAGGTTGTGTTGATTAGATTCTGCTGATTCGTTTCTTTGCAGTTGAACTGCTTGTTTGTTTCGTCAGCCGGGATTTGGAGGAAGTCGAGCGAGCCATCATCGAATCTCTCTTTGTTTTCGATTGTTCCTTGTTTATTTTCCATATTGCGTTGTTGATTATTATGTTACTTGTCGTTTTTCGGGGGCGCGGCGTGCCGTGTTACGCTTTTGGGAAAAAGCAAAGACGGGACCCGACAGCCGCAACCGTATTCGAGGGCGCGTTAGTCGTAAGCGCATACGCAAAACCGGCATACGCGCCGTCATGCGCATCACCGCCGAAAAGGACACCGCGCAGAGTTTCAGCACTTGGAATGTTAGTATAGTGGTAGTCGCAGAAAT